AAAGAGATGCAGGCCAAAGGGTTTTCAAATACTATTAAATATCTAGAATCTTATTATAGCGGATATAAAAAGCTGGTGGGATACATGTATAAATATATATATTTTCTTGATAAAGAAGCTGAGCATAATTTTAAAGGTGAGTTTATACCTTTTAGTAGAATAAAAGAGCTTGATATTGAAATGTATAAAGGAAATTGGAAAAATGGAGCGAACAAGTGAGAATTGAACTCCTATCGCTTGAGTGGTACTCAAGTGCTCTAGCTTTGAGCTATGTTCGCATTAAAAACAACTATAGCAAAGCTAAATAATTTAAGTATAATCATATTTTTGGAGATACAAATAATGACTAAAAAAAAAGACCCAAACGCAAAGCCGAAAAAAAATGGAAGACCGATCAAAGATATCGATTATAAAAAGCTCGATAGCCTTTGCTTCATTCATTGCACGGGTGTTGAGATCGCGGCTATACTAGAGATGAGTTACGAAAGTTTAAACGAAAAGCTGAAAAAAGAGCGTGGCGTTGGTTTTTTGGAGTATTTTGCAGAAAAGTCGGCAGGAGGCAAAATGTCACTAAGAAGAAAGCAATATACGATGGCTCAAACTAACCCCACGATGTCAATTTGGCTTGGAAAAAATTGGCTAAGCCAAACTGATAAAACGGAGATAGACCATAAAAGCAGCGATTCTTCAATGAGTCCAAAAGATAATAGTCTTGCTGTATTAGACGCTATTAAAAATAAATATAATGACTCCAAGTAAAATAGCTGATAATCGCACCGACCTTTTGACATTTATCGGAACGATGTTCAAGGCTACAAAGGGCGCAGACTTTAAAGATAACTTTCATCAAAAGCTTATTTGCGAAGAGCTAGAAAAAGTCGTCATAGGCAAAACAAAGCGGTTAATAATTAATATTCCCCCGCGCTCAGGGAAAACATATATAGCTGTAATAGGATTTGTCGCATGGGCAATGGGCAATTTCCCCGATTCAGAATTCATTCACGCGAGCTATTCTAAAAGATTAGCGACGAATAATGCATATTCAGCAAGAGCTTTAATGCAACACGAGAAATATTCGGAGATATTTGGCTATACAGAGTTCAAAAAAGACTCTAATGCAAAAGATGAATTTAGGACAAATCAGGACGGCTGCGTGTATGCGACTTCATTAGAGGGCACGATTACAGGATATGGCGCTGGAAAAATGCGAGATTATTTTGGAGGTTGTGCGATAATTGACGATCCGCACAAGGCTGGCGAGGCTAACAGCGAAGTAATGCGAAATAATGTATTGGATTGGTTTAGTACGACATTAGAGAGCCGCAAAAATAGCCCAGACACTCCTATTATTATTATAATGCAACGCTTACACGAAAACGATTTATCAGGGTTTTTACTAGGCGGTGGAAACGGCGAAGAATGGAAACATCTTAATATACCAGCAGTTAATGACGATGGCACAAGTTTTTGGGAGGAACAGTTCCCATTGCGCGATTTAAAAAGATTAGAGGACACAAATTCTTATCGTTTTGCAGGTCAGTATATGCAACGACCTGCTCCTGTTGGCGGAGGGATATTCAAAGATTCATGGTGGCAATATTACAAAGTCCTGCCGAAAATAAAATATCGTGTTATATATGCTGATACTGCACAAAAGACCAAGGAACAGAACGATTTTTCAGTTTTTCAATGCTGGGGAATGGGAGAAGACAATAAAATATATCTACTCGACATGATAAGGGGAAAGTTTGAAGCGCCAGAGCTTCTAATATTTGCTAAAAACTTTTATAAAAAAAATAAGTCTATTCCTAGCCTAGGAACGTTGAGACAAATTAAAGTAGAAGATAAATCCAGCGGAACTGGATTAATACAGCAGTTGCAGAGGGAAGGAATAACAGTTGTAGGAATTAAAAGAAATATTGACAAAGTCACAAGGGCTTTAGATGTTTCACCGCAAATACAAGCTGGAAATGTTGTTTTACCCGCCGAAGAGCCATTTATAAATGATATACTTATAGAGGCAGGAGGATTCCCTAATTCTACACATGATGATACGCTTGACCCTTTAATGGACGCTATAAGTGATATGCTTATAGACAACCAAAGAATTGACTACTCAAAATTAATATAGACATTTTTAACAAATGACGCGGAATTCCCCATTTATAATCTTTGATTTGACTGGGGATGGATAGCGCCGTTTTTTCTTTTTGATATATATACAATTGTGCTAAAATAATTAGCAATAAACGCGGAAGGTTTCACCGTGTCTGCTCGTGGAGGCTTGTGTTAGACTACCTAACGGTAGCAGCTGCCTGAGAACCGAGAAGCTCTATTCATATTTGATTTGAGTAGAGAAGATTCACTACACTGATCTAAAATAATTATTTAACACGGTTTTACTATGCTTAAGAAATTTTCAGACGGTATTAAAAATTTGATTAACGATGTCTACAATACAAGAAACCCTCTCAATACTAATAGAGTGACGGAGTCGCGAATTGATTACGACACTCTAAGGGCGATGTATAAAACAGGCATAGGCTCTAAGATAGTAAGATTAAAAGCGGGTGCTTGTCTTAAAAACTCGATACAGTTCGAGAGCGAAGAACAAGAGCTTTACTATAACAGAAAACTAAAGAAGCATATAAAAGAAGCCGTAAAATATATGATCGGTTTTGGTCGCGGCGTTATAGTGCTGTACAATCAGGGGGAAGACTTATCGAGCCCGAAGCTTGAGCCATTTAATCCTTCTATTGTCAACTTTAAAGTCTTTTCTGGCGACATGGTAAGCGTATCAGAAACGAGCATGGACTTAATGCATCCACGATATTTCAAGCCCATTTATTATAATATCAGGGGAGTTCAGTTTCACTATACTCGTGTGATAGACTTCAGTTATTACACTCCTCCTGAATACGACCGCCCCAGTTACAATTACGGCGGTGTATCAGAGTTCGAGCTAATACAAGATCAATTTGTTAGCGATAGCATAGTTGCTCGTGCATCTACAACGATACTAGAGAAGAACGCTAGCTTATTTTATAAAGTCAAAGACTTGAAGAACTTAATGCAAGATCAGCAGGAAGACCTTCTGAAAAGATATATGGCTGAAGTGGAAAATGGCAGATCTATTTACGGCGCTTGTCTAATAGACGCAGAAGACGATGCTTATGTTGTTAATCAGAATCTTTCGAACCTAGGCGACGTCGACACAATAACATTGCGAAGATTAGCGATGGTGACTGGTATTCCTCTAGCTATTTTAGTGGGGGAAAATGTCAAAGGAATGAATTCCACTGGCGACAACGAGCTGAAGATTTATCAGGATATGATCGAAGCTTTGCAAGAAGATTATATTGACGAGCCGCTTAACGAATTATTCCGAAAGATCGGCTTAAGTGCTGTTTCTTTCAAGGAAAATCAGGGACGCACACCCGAGGACAGGATTAATTTTGAGTCTAGCGTCATTGATAATGCGTTAAAGCTATATAACCTTGGCGAAGATTTCGAAGCTTATTTAAAAGAATATGATGTTATTACTGAAGAAGATCTGACTAATAAATTTTTTCCTGAGGTAGAAAGTGAAGAGACAGTTACAAGCGAATAAGCCAACGAATATAAAAGCACCTTTACCATTAAAGTCTGTAGAGAATTCTTTTTCTCGTATGCTAAAGCAAATGATAGATCAAATGCATACAAGATTTACTAATCAAGCTATAGACAATTTGAATAAGGGAACGATAGATAAATTCGAAGACGCTCAAGTCGGAAACTTTGCTAAGATATTTCTGGGACTAGCGCAAAAGGTTAAGCGGAAGCTTTTACGCCAGTTTTCAGACGATCGTATTGAGAGAATGGTCGAAGATATGACAACTACAATAAATAGCAGAAATCAGGCTCTTTTATACGAAGCTATAGAAAAGGAAATAGGAATATATAGTAAAGATCTAATATCTACAGAGGGACTAACTCCGAGCATAAATGCATTAATACTAGAAACTCAGCAATGGGTCAAGAAGCTCAGGGACGATACACTAGAATACTTCACAAATACAACTTTGCGAGGCATGGCAGAAGGCAAATCAATGGCAGAAATAAGAACTGGACTTAATGCAGAAACAAAAAAGCGGAAATTAAATGCGGAAATGGTAGCACGGACTCAGATCGGAACATTCAACAGCTTGAGCACTAAGATAAGAGCGCAGAACCTTGGGATTACAAAAGCTATTTGGGTTTCTAGTCGTGACGAAAGAGTGCGAGCGAGCCACGCGCAACGAGACGGTAAAGAATTTGACTTATCAGAGGGGCTTTATTCAAGCTTAGACGGTAAAACATTACTCCCTGCTCTTGATTATAGATGTAGATGTTCTTATATTTTAATTATTCCTGAATCGGAGTGAATCCTCTCCAATCAAATCAAAGATTATGAATGGAGTATTCCGTGCGATTAAATAAAATATTTGACTTAAGTTACTAAGATATATAAGATAAATTTTTAAAACGGTATCTAAAATGATCAAAGACGAACAAATCTCTATTAAGTTTTGCGATACAGTATCTTTTGATGTAAAAGAAAAGACGGCGATAAGCGTTAGAGATGGCATTCTTGATTACCTCGGTGCAGAAATAGGTCAACAGCCGTACGACAAAATATTTTCT